AAATGGCTTGGCACAATAATCTGTCTTATAGGGATTGGGCTTACCTCTGTCAATATCTATCCTGCCAATATATTCCTCAGTTTGATTGGTAGTGGACTGTGGACTATTGCAGGTATATACCAAAGGGATATACCATTGGTATTAGTAGAATCATCAGCAGTAATTATGTACTTTTTTGGATGTGTTTTATACATCTCTTACGAACTTTCTAAATGGTTTTAATATGCATTGGAATCATAGAGTGGTAGACTTTTCAGAAGAAAACAATGGAGAGCCTTGGGTTGAGGTATGCGAGGTTTTTTACGATAAGAATCATGAGCCTTATCTATACACAGCAAGAGGTGTTGGTATCATGGGAGAAGATATAAAGGAAGTAAAGCAGAACTTATTTAGAATGTTAGATTGTTTAGATAAACCAGTTCTTATGAAAGCAGACTTTAATAAAAGCATAAAGGTGTGGATGGATGAAGATACAAGTCAAGATTCTTAAAGAACTACCAGATGGATCGGCAGAGGTCGAACTTAAGATGGATAAGGCAGGGCATAAGTTTATTATGCAAGCAGGGTTTACAGCAGTAATGGAAAGAGCAATAAACGAAAGGAAAAGGGAAAATGACATTCGAGAACTTTTGGCAGCAATACCCCAAAAAGGTCGGAAAGCTAACAGCAAAAAGATCGTGGGAAAAACTAAGTCTAGACAACCAACAAAAGGCACTAGAGGCAATAGTAGAGCATCGTAAGTATTGGGCAGCAAAGGGTACTGATTGGGAGTTTATCCCTCATGCTTCTACTTGGTTAAACCAAGAAAGGTTTGAGGATGAGCTTGTTATAGAGCAGAAAGAGAACAAGCGACCACCTTTACCTTGGTATGCAAGCGATGAACTTACTTTAGCCAAAGGCAGAGAATTAGGATTAAACCCAAATGCAGGAGAAACTTTCGCGCAGTTTAGGACTAGGCTGTCGGGTAAGATTGGCTCTGTTGGTGTAGGATCGTGAAGGTCTTGCCAATTAAGAATGATGAGACTTATTCTTGGTTATTGCAAAAGCATTATGCAAAGCGCATACCACAGATTATGTATGCTTTTGGTTTATATGATGACGAACATCTTGTCGGTGTAGTTACCTATGGGATACCAGCAAGCCCTGCGCTATGTATGGGAATCTGTGGCAAAGAATGGTCTGATAAGGTTTTAGAATTAAATCGTTTATGTTTGCAAGATAACACTAAAAATCAGTCTAGTTTTCTTGTATCTAATTCTATAAAACTGCTACCAAAACCAACTATCGTGGTTTCTTACGCTGATACTGGTCAAGGTCATGTTGGCTATGTATACCAAGCTACAAACTTTTTATATACTGGTCTGTCTGCAAACAGAGTTGATTGGACTGTAAAAGGACTAGAGCATAAACACAGCAAAACATTGTCCGATGGGATGACATTAGAAAGCATTAAAGAAAAATATGGAGATGACTTTTACTACACAGAAAGAAGTAGAAAACACAGATACATATTCTTTCATGGAACAAAACAACATAAGAAATTGTTAAAAAGTTTACTTAAATATAATATAGAACCTTACCCGAAAGGAGATTCAAAGAAGTATGACTCAGGAAGTAGAGTTGAAACACAAGCACTCTTATTCGAATGAATATAGAGTTCAATGTGCTGTAAGACAGTTGTTAATTTGGAGAGCAGATTGGGGTCTGACAAAGTGGAGAAAGTATTTATCAGACCATACGATAGATAAAGACCTATTAATCCTGTACGGAGAACAATGGTCTAAAGGGAATAAAGGGGAATGGGGAAAATGGATATAGATCCAACAAAAGCAGTAGAGTACATTATGAAATACTCAGGAGATTTTGCTAAAGCCAAGGCAAACAGAATCTACCTAGAGAACTTTCTAAAGTCTAAGCGTAGTATTCTTATGTCAAAGTCATCAGCTAAGTCTGTCGCAGCAGCCGAGGTAGATGCCTATGCAGACCCAGAGTATATAGGGCTACTAGATGGCTTAAAAGAGGCTGTGGAGTGCGAGGAGAAGATTAAGTGGATGCTGACCGCAGCACAACTAAAAGTCGAGATATGGCGCAGTCTAGAGGCTACAAATCGATCTGTAGATAATCATGCTCGATAGCGACTTTGTCTACATCTGGGCATTGATTGTGTTTCTCATAGTTTACATTTCTATACGGATTGGTACACAATAGTGGACTCTACAAACTACAACTTACACCTTAAAAAGTACAACGAGATGCTAAAGACAGCACACCATTTATCTCAGTTGCTAAAGAAAACAAGAGAAGAAAATGAATACCTTAGAAAATGTATAGAAACAAAAAACTCCTAGAAGTTGCTAGACTATTACCATGTCAGATATGTGGGATAGAAGATGGAACTGTCGTGGCTGCACATTCCAACCAGTTACGAGATGGCAAAGGTCGTGGACTTAAAAGCTCCGATGTACGCATTGCCAGCCTCTGTTTTTGCTGCCATGCGGAAATCGACCAGGGAAGCAAACTCTCGAAAGAGTCAAGGATTGAGATGTGGGAACAGGCGCACCGCGCAACTATTGGTGAACTTTTTGAACGGGGACTTGTTGTAGTTAAGTCATAACTCTAGGGGATCAAACCCTAGGGACTCTGATACTAACTTAGCTCTGTATCTAAAAGTCTTATCGTGCTTAGTCCAAGCACAAGTAGAAGTGTTCCACCTACTAGCGTGGATCATTTCATGCGCCATGGTACGGATAGCTGTTTCTAAAAATCCATTTCTAGCTGCTGATATTGTAATAATGTGGTCGTACTTGTCTGCACCATCATCGTACAAGTAAGTTCCCATAGTGTCTGGATCGTAATCCACAATAAACTTTATCTGCTCTGCAAGAGGCATATTCCACTTATCAAAAGGCTCACACACCACAAGCATATTGTAGATACCCTTCAAAATAGTAGAGGTCAGTTTCATACTTTTAGCAACTGACCACGAAAGTAGATTAAACCCTCATCCTCATTAATAACCTCTGCAAGTTCTGGCGGCATCATCTTGCCATTAATAAAAGTCAAGATTGCAAAACCAGCCCTCCAGTTGACTGGGTTATTTTCAGTATATGCAAACTGATTATCCTTAATACAAGCCATTGTTCCTGTATCTACACCATACCTTGTGCCTGTATAATCAGTCCAAGGAGTTATTTTTAGGGAATGTAAATGCCCCGTAACAAAACTTGTACCAGATTTAATGGTGTTGTTATAGACTGCATGAATACCATTGTGCCACCGATGCTTAATCATGCAAGTTTGATTGACCATAATTGACCAGTACCATTTCCAATGTGGCGTGTGGTCTGCAATATCAAAACCTTTTATGCCTTCATATTGTGGAAGAACATTAGATAATTTGCCTGAGAATCTTAGATCATGGTTTCCAATCGTAATCATCAATTTGCAGCCAGGTGGTCGTACTTTTTCAATATCCCCTAGTCGTTCCTGAATCTCGTCTAGTTCTTCTTTAACTGTAGGGCTTTTCTGCCAACCAATGCGATGATGGGCTGAGATACTAGCAAAGTCTGCTATGTCTCCATTCAGAATAACAATCTTTGGTTTTAAATACTTTACAAACTCAATAAACCCTCTGTGGGCTGTAGTTACATATTGTGGGTTGTAATGGCAATCAGAGCCAACTAAGATAACTCCATTGTCTATTGTGATGTTGGCTTGCATTTGCTCATCTGGAATATAAATCTTAGGCATCCCACCAGGAGTCAGAGAATCTAAAACAATGTCATATTCTTGCTCTATGGTTCTGCGTCTTTTTAAAGTATTGCGAACACTAATACCTATAGTTTGACTAACCTTTTCAGGGGATTGATGTTCTTTCCAAATTGCAATAAATTCTTTATCGGTGCAAGCCTTACGCATATATACCTTAAAGGTGATAAGACATTGATATACTACACTTTTTTTTGTTACAATTCTACATATTATAAACTAGGGCTTGTGAATGGCAAAAGACGCACTAGATTTGAGATTACAAAA